GACGGAGTAAAAGGCATAGATGTAATTCCATGTTTTTACAAACTCGAGTACATCGAATGGAAAGATAGAGGAGAAGGTGTAGGTGCACCAGTTGCAATCTATGATTCTTCTTCTGATATCATGTCTAAAACAAAACCAGATGCTAACTACAAAGATAGATTACCGAATGGTAATTATATTGAGAAGACTGCATCTCACTTTGTTATTATACAGGGAGATAGTCCATCAACAGCGTTGATCTCTATGAAATCTACTCAATTAAAAATTAGTAGAAAATGGAACTCAATGATGTCGGGGATAAAAATGAATGGTAAGAACGGGATGTTCACGCCAGCATCTTTCAGCCACATTTACAAACTAAAAACTACGCAAATGTCTAATGACAAAGGTACGTGGTTTGGTTGGGAAGTAAGTAAGGTTGGTCCAATAACTGACGGATCTTTGTACGATCAAGCTAAGTCGTTCAGCGAAAACATTTCTAAAGGAAGTGTCAAAGCTAAACACGGCGAAGATAAACCAAAGGATCAGGGCATTATATAATTCTCTAAGAGAATAGTGCACAGTGTGGGCCATGAGGGAGACTGATTGGCCCGCACCTACGGTTATGGATAGATATATAGAATTTTTTACAGGATACAGGCATGCCTATGGTGTGGCAGATTTTAATCACCAGGATTCCTACATAGACTCTGAGACAGGTAAAAAGAAACCTGTGTACAGATGGAACTTCGAAGAACTTACAGACGAAATATATCAACAACATCTAGAAGGTAAACTTTCAATTGGTATTCAACCATGTAATGAAAATGGTTTAGTTAGATTTGGAGTCATAGACATAGATCCAAAGGACTATGATAATTTTAGTAAAAAAGATTACATAGATATTGTACAACAATACAAACTACCTTTACTGCCAGTAGAATCTAAAAGTGGTGGTCTACATTTATTTTTATTTTTAGATAAGATGGTTGATGCTTCTGTCATTAAATCATTTCTATCTAATCTACTGTCTTTATTTAATTTAAAACCAGACTGTGAAATATTTCCAAAGCAAACTCAGCTAACAAAAGACAGCGAGACAGGACAACTAAGACCAGGACAGTTTATAAATCTACCATACTTTGGAGAAGAACGTAAAGCTTTGAACGTTGATGGTACAGCGTTTACCTTAGAACAATTTATGAAAGTGATCAGTGCGAATCTGGTTACAAAAGAAAGACTGAAAGAAATTACAGAAGGCATAGAAGAAAAAAGTATGGACGGTGTCGATGAAGAGTTTATAGATGGTCCACCTTGTCTAGCCGCTATATCTAAACTCGCAAGGAATCCAGACTTCGATGGCAAAGATAGGTTTATGTATAACTATCACGTCATGGTTAAGATGAAGTACCAAGACAATTGGCAACAAAGAGTAATGAATGCACCGGTCAAATATTTTGCAGGTGTACATGCAAATGCATGGGATCAAAAATTTTTAAATCAAAAAGTAAAATCATGGAATAGAAGTAGCAAAGGTTATACATGTACACAGAGTCCTTTAAGTGAACACTGTAAAAAAGGTATCTGTGTTAAGAAAAGATTTGGTGTGTTAGCTGGATCAAAAGGATCATACCCCTCACTAAATAATTTAAAGAAAATAGATTTAGATCCAGAACCAGAGTATGAATTTGATGTAACAAAACCAGATGGTATCAAGACTGCAACGGTGCACTGTAGATCTGTAGAACATTTAAACGATCAACGTAAAAGAAGAAATGCAATTTCAAAAGCTGCTGGATTCTTTCCACCATTAATTAAAGGTGATGAAGAGCAAGCTGTCATGGACGCTTTGTATTCAACACAGAAAGTTGTACACCCACCTATTGGTACGTCACCAAAAGAAAAATTACATGATGTATTACATGCAAAAATAAATGGACCAAAAGCAACCAACGATGCAGCATTTAAAACTGGATCTGTTTTGGTTGAAGGTGACTATGCATTCTTTAAGTTTGATAAATTTTTTGACAAACTTAAATCAAAGAACTGGAGACATAGCGAAGATAAGACAGGACGTATGATGCAGGTTATATATAAAGACTGCGAAATAGAATTCTTAGAACAAAAAAGATTTCCGTCAAAAGAATCGGGCAAATATAATTCATCTACAAAAAATATTATACAGATAAACGTAAAAGAGTTTGAAGAAGTTCCAATACATCACTCTCAGATAAAACATAAAACGGAGATAATGTGATTAGTCGTAAACTATACGGGCCTCCGGGAACAGGGAAAACTACCAAGTTGTTAAGCTATGTAAAAACATTTTTAAAACTAGGCACCCCTTTAGAAAAGATAGGTTACTTTGCTTTTACAACCAAGGCAGCAAATGAATCTATCGACAGGATGTTAGATTACAATAAAGAATGGAGAAGAAAAGATTTAAAATATTTTAGAACACTACACTCTTTAGCTTTTAATAGGTTAGGATTAAACAAAGCCCAGGTAATGCAAGAAGAACACTACGAAGATATAGGTAGTAAGATTGGTATTGAGGTTACTATATATTCTGATGGCCAAGAAAAAACTGGGTTTGTAGATTCGGACAGTGAATTTTTTAATTTAATAAATGCTGCAAGGATCAAAGGAATTAGTATTGAAGACGAATACAATACAGACATGTACTCTCAAGATTTAGATAAAAGAATTTTAGAAATTCTAAAAATAGAAGTAGACAATTACAAAAATGCATTCAAACTAGTGGACTTCACAGACATGATCGAACAATTTAATGTGTCAGAATTGTGTCCTAAATTTGACGTAGCATTTATAGATGAGGCTCAGGATTTATCACCAATACAATGGAATATGGTTGAAATTATCAAGAAAAACAGCAAATATGTTATACTAGCTGGCGATGATGATCAAGCTATTTACGGTTGGGCAGGTGCAGATGTAAAAAAATTTCAGCAGGAGATTTCAAAGAAGGACATAATTTTGCCACAATCTTTCAGGGTTCCCAAACTTGTACAAAACATAGCAGATAAGATTTTAGATAGAATACCAGATGACAGAAGAATTAAAAAATCTTGGAAAGCAAGAGAAGAAGAAGGGACTATTAACTACGTAACAGACATTGAAGATGTGCCTTTACACAAAGGTAACTGGTTAATTTTATCTAGATACAATGATAAACTATCTAGGCTTAAACCAATCTTAAAAGATATGGGTATATATTTTAAATATAAAAATAGAAAGAGTTACAAGGCTACATTGTTTAGAAACATTCTTAATTATATACGTTGGCAAAAAGGTGAGCTATTGTCTTTATCAGAAGTAAAGGGTATTCTAGAATCTTCTGGTCGTTCAGAAGAACCAACAGAAGAAAAAATGTATAACTTGTTTGATTTTAATTTCTACAAAACCGAAGAATGGTTTGATGTGTTTACAGTAGATATAGAAGAATGTTTATACATTAGAGAAATGTTAAGACTTCAAGAAAAATTATCTCACGAACCAAGAGTAAAACTATCTACAATACATTCTGCAAAAGGTGGAGAAGCAGATAATGTTTTATTGATCTTAGATAACACAAAAACAATACGAGAAGCTTTAGAAAAAAGTCAAGACAAATATGATGAAGAACAAAGAGTCTGGTACGTAGGTGTAACAAGAACAAAACAGAACCTATACATCATGACTGCAAAACAGGAGGACAAAGGTTATGACATCGAAAGTTTGGGATAAGCAGCACGGCGGGAGTCACTATCAAAATTTTAAAATTCAGCCCAGTAAGTTTGTGGTAGAGAATGAATTGCTATATCCTGAAGGTTGTGCTATAAAATACATTCTGAGGCACAGGCTGAAGGGAAAGAAGGAAGATATATTGAAGGCAATACATTTTTTAGAAATGATAATCGAAAGGGATTATAGTGAAAATTCCTAAGTTTGAAGCACAGACAGAGTGGGTAAAACCAACTGAGTTTCCAGACTTACGACAAGTTGATGAGATTGCAATTGACTTAGAAACAAAAGATCCTGATTTACTTAAACGAGGATCTGGTTCTGTTATAGGTAATGGTGAAGTCATTGGCATTGCTGTAGCTACAAAACATTTCAAAGGATATTTTCCTATAGCTCACGAGGGTGGCGGTAACATGGACAAGGCTAGAGTCTTGACATGGCTAAAAGATATACTAGACGCACCATCAACAAAAGTTTTTCACAACGCAATGTATGATGTGTGTTGGCTTCGTGCCATGGGTTTTAAAATTAACGGTGACATAGCCTGCACAATGATAGCTGCAGCTGTAACTGATGAGAACAGATTTCGTTACGATCTCAACAGTTTATCGTGGCACTACCTGGGTTATGGTAAGAACGAGGCAGCACTAGCAGAAGCAGCAGCTGAGTGGGGTATCAATCCTAAATCAGAGATGTATAAACTTCCTGCAATGCACGCTGGTGCATATGCAGAACGTGACGCTGAAGTTACATTAGGACTTTGGCAAGAGATGAAAAAAGAAATTATCAATCAAGACCTTGAAGACATATTTGATTTAGAGTCTGACTTGTTTCACTGTTTAGTTGACATGAGATTCAAAGGAGTACGTGTAGACATAGAACGTGCACACCTTATGAAAAAAGAAATGAAAAAATCAGAACAAGAATTATTACAAAAAATAAAATTAGAAACAAATATTGACACGCAAATCTGGGCAGCAAGATCTATTGCAAATGTTTTTGATATGTTAAGATTAGAATATCCTAGAACAGAAAAAACAGAAGCACCAAGTTTTACAAAAAACTTTTTACAAGAACATAAACATCCTGTTGTAAACATGATTGCACAGGCAAGAGAAATAAATAAAGCACACACAACTTTTATAGACTCTATTCTACGTCACGAACACAAAGGTAGAATACATGCTGAGATAAATCAGCTGAGATCACAAACCGGGGGCACGGTTACTGGTAGGTTCTCCTACCAGAATCCAAACTTACAACAAATACCTGCAAGAAATAAAGATCTTGGACCTAAGATTAGAAGTTTATTTATACCAGAAAAGGGCCATAAATGGGGCGTTTTTGACTACTCTCAACAAGAACCTAGACTCGTAGTGCATTATGCATCTTTGTATAAACTGCCGTCAGTGTACGACGTCATAGAATCTTACAACAATGATTCTAGCGCAGACTTTCACCAGACTGTAGCGGACATGGCACAGATACCTAGGTCACAAGCTAAAACAATTAACCTTGGTTTATTTTATGGAATGGGTAAAGCAAAACTACAAGCAGAGTTAGGTGTAACAAAAGAAAAAGCTGCAGATTTATTTAATCAATACCATGCTAAAGTTCCTTTTGTAAAACAATTGATGGAGAAAGCATCTAACAGAGCACAAGATCGTGGACAGATACGTACTCTGCTGGGTAGACTATGCAGGTTTCATCTATGGGAACCTAATAGTTTTGGTATGCATAAAGCTATGACTCA